GGCGGGAGGTTATCCAGTCGAGCCACGTCAATAACTTGGACATTACGCTGATCAATGGTGCAAGGATTCATGTGCGCGGTGCGGATAGGCCGGATACGCTGCGCGGGGTTAGTTTGACGTATGCGGTGTTGGATGAGGTGGCTGACATTAAGCCAGAGGCTTGGGAGCAGGTTATTCGGGCGTCACTGTCAGACAAGAAGGGTCGGGCCATGTTTATTGGTACGCCCAAGGGTAGGAACTGGTTCCATGATTTGTGGAAGTTGGGGCAGGGTGAGCAGGATAAGGATTGGAAGTCTTGGCACTTCACCACGGCTGATAACCCATTGATTGACCCAGATGAGATTGAGTCAGCCAAAAAGACGCTATCTACTTTTTCTTTCAAACAGGAGTACATGGCGTCATTCTCCAATGCTGGCGCGGATGTATTTAAAGAGGAGTGGCTGAAGTATGGCGTGGAGCCTGAGCATGGCAGTTACTTTGTGGCGGTTGACTTGGCGGGGTTTGAAGAAGTGGCAAGGCAGGCAGCCAACTCTAAGAAGCGCCTGGATGAGACGGCCATTGCCATTGTGAAGGTGACGGATGAGGGGGTGTGGTTTGTCAAAGAGATTCAGCACGGGCGGTGGGATATTCGTGAAACGGCGTCCAAGATACTGATGGCAATGCGGGAATACCGGCCACTAAGTATTGGGATTGAGAAGGGGGCTTTGAAGAATGCTGTACTGCCGTATTTGAGTGATTTGATGCGAAAAAACAATGTGTATAGTCACATTGTTGATTTAACGCACGGTAACAGGAAGAAGACTGATAGAATCATCTGGTCATTGCAAGGGCGGTTTGAGCATGGCAGGGTGGTATTGAACAGCGAAGAAGAGTGGGATGACTTTGTTGACCAGCTTCTTATGTTCCCATCACAAGGTGTTCACGATGACCTGCCGGATGCATTGTCATACATTGACCAATTGGCCGTTACAACCTACTTTGAAGAAGCAGAAGACGAGTGGGAGCCAATGGACATAATTGCTGGAATATAAGGTAAATCATGGATCAAAACGATTTCGAAGAACCTTCAGAAAGCGACAAAGAGCTTACGGACTTTGTTGTTAGCCATTGTGACCGCTGGCGTGACTACCGCGATACCAATTTTCTCCCAAAATACCTTGAATATGAGCGTATTTTCCGTGGTGAGTGGGCTGCGGAAGACAAAACACGCGAATCTGAGCGTTCACGCATAGTTACCCCTGCCACGCAGCAGGCGGTTGAGACTCGGCACGCTGAGATTATGGAAGCCATCTTTGGTCAGGGTGACTTCTTTGATATTGAAGACGATCTAAAGGACATAAACGGCAATCCTTTGGATGTTGAAATGCTTAAAGCCCAGTTAATGGAAGACTTTAAGCAGGACAAGATTAGAAAATCAATTGACCAGATTGAGTTAATGGCTGAAATCTACGGCACGGGCATTGGTGAGATTGTGGTGAAGACGGAAAAGGTCTTTGAGCCAGCAACTCAGCCAATTCCAGGCCAGATGGGTCAAGCCGCTATTGGTGTGGTGGAAAAAAGCCGCATTGCGGTGAAGATTGTGCCGGTTAACCCTAAAAATTTTTTGTATGACCCCAATGGAACGAGCATTGATGACTGCATGGGTGTGGCAATTGAGAAATTTGTCGGCATTCAGAAGATTGTTGAGGGTATGGAGAAGGGCATCTACCGCAAGGTGGACATTGGCACAGACTCCGATGACAATGATTTAGAGCCAACGCAGGAAATCACGCAATACCGTGATGACAAGGTTCGTTTATTGACGTATTACGGTCTGGTTCCGCGTGAGTATCTCAAGCAATTGGAGAACGAAGGCGGCGAGGTTGTGGACTTGTTCCCAGAAGACTCGGTTGCTGACGAATACTCCGACATGGTGGAAGCCATTGTCGTGATTGCCAACGAGGGCTTGCTACTCAAGGCAGAAGAAAACCCGTACATGATATGGAGGGATCGCCCTGTCATCAGCTACCAAGACGATACTGTCCCGAACCGGCTGCTAGGGCGCGGCACGGTTGAGAAGTCCTACAATATGCAGAAGGCCATTGACGCGCAGGTGCGTAGCCATTTGGACTCATTGGCGCTTACCACAAGCCCCATGATGGGCATGGACGCCACCAGACTGCCACGGGGTGCTAAGTTTGAGATCAAGCCTGGCAAGGCCTTCATGGTCAACGGCAACCCTGCTGAGATTTTGTACCCATTCAAGTTTGGTGAAACAAGTTTAAACAATTTGAACACGGCCAAAGAGTTTGAGCGTATGTTGCTACAGGCCACTGGAACGATGGACAGTCAGGGGATGGTTAGCCAAGGCAACCGCGACGGTGCTGGCCTAAGTATGGCGGTGGCAACGATCATCAAGAAGTACAAACGCACACTGGTGAACTTCCAAGAGGATTTCCTGATCCCGTTCATTCAAAAAGCGGCGTTCCGGTATATGCAGTTTGACCCCGAGCGCTATCCGTCGGTGGACATGAAGTTCATTGCAACGGCCACGCTGGGTATCATTGCCCGTGAGTACGAACAGCAGCAATTCATTGGCTTGTTGCAGACGTTGGGGCCGAATACGCCAGTGCTACCGTTAATCCTAAAAGGTATCTTAAATAACTCTAGCTTGAGCAACAGATATGAATTGATAGCTGCACTTGACCAGATGAGCCAGCCTGATCCGAATGCACAAGAGAAGGCTCTGATGCAAGAGCAGTTGGCGATGCAGGCTGCACAAGCACAGATTGCTGTAAACACCACGCAGGCAGAACAAAATCGGGCTGAAGCGCAGAAGTTGATCACTGAAGCGCAGTTGATGCCTGCTGAAGTGCAAGCAAAAATGAGTGCCAGTTTGACTAAGAATCTACCCAATGAAGATTCTGCTAACGCAAAAGAGTTTGACAAGCGCGTTAAGATTGCAGAGTTGATGTTGAAGGAAGCTGACATCAAGAACAAATCCAAGATCGTTGAACTGCAAATGAACAACGCCAAAAGCAATGTGGTTGACATGGAAAACCAATTTCTCGAAAAACTAGCAACGGAGTTAAATTATGGCAATCGATAAAATTTTTAAGAATTCTTATGTTGACGATTTAGCGGATAACGTATTGAATGAAGTTGATGATTTCATGGTTAGCGTTGACAAAATGCAACAGCAAAAGGTTGCTGGTAATGTCCAACGAGTTGTTCAAGCCTTTAAGCAAATTGAAACCAACATCAACGAGAAGTATGACAACGTAGCCACTACCCTTGAAAAGCGCATCATCACTATCAAGGACGGGCGCGATGGAATTAATGGCAGCGATGGACGCAACGGTAAAGACGGACGCAACGGCAAGGATGGAATTAACGGCAAGCCTGGGTTGCAAGGGCCACCAGGTAAGGACGGGATAGATGGAACTGACGGTGTATCAGTTACCGATGCAAACATTGACTTTGATGGTAGCCTGATTATCAATCTGTCGTCTGGTAAGCAAATCAATGCTGGCGAGATTGTTTCGCCCGAGTTGGAAAAGCAAATCATTGCAATCACAAGAGGCGGCGGCAGTAGCGGCAGCGGTGGCGATGTTATGGGGCCGACATCTGCAACAGATAACGCCGTTGCTAGGTTTGATGGGACAACCGGAAAGCTAATACAAAACTCGGCAGTCATTATTACCGATGCAGGTAATGTGTCTGGCGTTGGAACGCTAAACACATCAGGTGGCGCTACTATTCAAGGGCTGACTGTAGGCAAGGGTGTTGGTGCGGTAGCGTCCAATACTGCGGTGGGCGTAACAGCGTTAAATGCAAATACTACGGGCCTCTCTAACACCGCCATAGGGAATGGGGCGTTAAATGCAAATACTACGGGCCTCTCTAACACCGCCATAGGGGATGGGGCGTTAGCTACCAACAATGGTGATTATAATGTTGCGGTAGGAGTTACAGCGTTGCGTGTTAATACTCTTGGTACTGACAATACCGCTGTTGGGCAGAGCGCTCTTTATTCAAACACAATAGGTACTAGCAATACTGCGGTAGGCTCCACCGCATTGCTTACTAATTCAATAGGAAACTATAATGTAGCTATAGGCGACAATGCGCTAAGAATAGCAACGGGAAGTAGTAATATTTGCCTTGGAGTAAATTCTGGAAGTGATATCACAACTGGGGATAACAACACCATCCTTGGCGCGTACACCGGCTCCGCCGCACCCATCTCCGCAACCGGCAGCAACTACATAGTATTAAGCGATGGTGCTGGCACGGTTCGCCAAACTATTGACTCCACAGGCAAGGTGGGTTTTGGGACTACTTCGCCAAACGCAGCACTTGAAGTATCCTCTGTCACAGGAAGCGCAACACCAGTACCCACAGAAGTTAGGATTACCACTAGCACTAGCGCTTCTGATTGGAGTACAACATTGCCTTGGGCAAGGCTTGGATTTTATTCTTTTGACGGTTCTACGGCTGGCCCCAAACTTCATGCATCAATTAATGTCATCCACACTGCTCTAAATGGAGGCACATCTAGCCTTAACTTTAATACTTCCGACACTACTGGTGCATTAACGGAAAGGATGAGAATTGACCAACTTGGAAATGTAGGCGTTGGGACTACGGCCCCTTCAGCGTCTGCCATCCTAGACGTTCAAAGTACCACCAAGGGTGTGCGTATGCCAAACATGACTACAACGCAAAAGAATGCGATTGCTAGTCCAGCAGCAGGTTTGATGATATTTGATACCACTCTTGCAAAACTCTGTGTTTATGCTAGTGGTGCTTGGCAAACCATTACTTCTGTTTAAGAGAACATTATGACTACATTCAACTGGCAAATCGTACAAATGGATCGTATCACCTCTGACGGCTTTGTGTTCACGGTGCATTACAACGTGGGAGCTATTGAAGGAATCTACCAATCCTCTACCTACGGCACTACTAGCTATACACCTAGCGAAACATATATGCCATACGAAGACCTTACGCAAGAAATTGTGGTTGGCTGGGTGCAAGCCACGCTTGGCAAAGACGCCGTAGAAGCCAATCTGCAAAGCCAGATAGACGCGCTAAAAGCCCCTGTGCAGGAATCTGGCGTGCCTTGGGCTACTGCATAACTTAGAGTTTCAACATGACTCAAGACATAACTCACCGAGAAATTTACGACCGTTTGGTGGAGGTCGAAAACAAGGTTGATGCTTTGTCTGAAAGCACTAAAGATGTGACAACTGCGTTTGTTGCTGCACAGGGAGCTTTCAAGGTGCTTGAAACTTTAGGAAAACTAGCAAAACCACTGTTGTGGTTAGGTGGGTTATGTGTAGCGGCCGCAGCTTTTTTTGATCAATTTAAAATACGCTGATGACACCTGAACTACAAAAATACTATGAAGATCGGTTTGACCTGTTTTCTCGACCAGGCTGGGCTGATCTTATGGAAGATGTTGAAAACATCCTTATCCCGCTAAACAATATCTCTACCATTGCAGATGAAAAAAGTTTACAATTCCGCAAAGGCGAGATTTCTATACTTATTTGGCTAAAAACCCTTAAAGGGGTTAGCGAAAGAGCATACGAGGACTTGAATGAAAAGAATGTATGAATTTGTCTGCGATTGCAGCAAACGCACTGAGGCATTGGTTGATTATGAGACAATCAGTGTGCAGTGTTCGTGCGGTTGGCAAGCCAACCGTATTATTAGCGCTCCGTCATTTAAATTGGAAGGATGGTCTGGTTCTTTTCCATCAGAGCATGGAAGGTTCGAGAGAAAGCACCGAGAAAAGTTAAGTGCAGAGCGTAAAGCCAACTCATAAGCGCAAGCCGAGTTGAATTATCCTACAACCGTTTTGGCAGGAAAAAAATATGTTGATTG